CAGCGACTCAGACGCTTGAGTTTACGCCGGAAACGCTAAACAGTCAGGTCGGGCTTTATCGCAGGTACTACTTCACCTGTCCAGAGGCCAACATTCTTGCTCCCGTGCGGATCAGGAACGCGGACGACGAGCAGGGTCTTGGACTGGCAATCGGCGTGGACACCGTGCCCCCTCCGGGTGGCATGACCCTGAAGCCTGATCTCAGCCTGAACACGCTGGAGAGTCAGCCCTTCCACTCTCTCAGCATCCGGTACAAGTATCACCAGAGCGCAGCATACCGGGCTGTCCAGTTCTACCCGCATCCCTCCGCTGACCAAGACATGACGGTGCGGACGGTCGTAGCTCCAGACCGGATGCTGGAAGACCAAGACTCCCCGTTGATCCCGGCTGACTACGCGCAAGTGATTGCGTATGCCACGCTGGAAACCCTGACCCTGAAGGTGGACAACCCCGCTCTCAGTCAGGTCTATGAGCGCAAGAAGAACCAGATGATTCGCGGCATGGAAGGCAGGTATCTTGGTGAGGTGCCCCGGCGCATCATCAAGGGCAACCCGACCGCAGGGTGGAGGTTCACCACCAACCCGTTTGGAAAGTTGACTTTCACTCCGTGAGGCGACCGTGAAGCAGGAAGTCTTTGAAGTACCGACCGCAGGCGGGGTGGAGACTCGGCTTCCACAGCAGCCTGAGAACGCTTCCCGTGCTGAGAACCTGCGGCATGACAAGACCACGGGTGGGTGGACTACCCGCATCGGGTATGAAAAGTATTACCCGAACCGCAACGATTGGGTGCCCTTCACTTCTGCCATGAGCAGTCCCATCAACATGGGTGCGGTCTACAGCCTCCATGTTGCTCAGATGCTTGGCGGTGGAGCGCGTCAGCACACGCTCTTTGAGGCTGACGGAAACCTGTACCTGCTTTACGAAGCCTCTGGGGTGCCCACAACGCTTCTGACGCTCCAGTCAGGCCGACATATCCCCACGACCACAGAAGCGGCTTCTTGGTACACTGACACGCCCTACGGGACGGTGGTCACCAACGGGGTTGACCGTCCCCAACTGGTTCAGCCGTGGCCTATCGGTCAAGGCTCCCCGCAGACCTACGCTCAGTCCATGATCCCAACCGCCATCAGGGACTTCGGCTTCACGGGCAGTCCTCCTCCTGTTGACCCGCACAGGAACGTGGCGTGGGAGATCACAGGCGGGACGGTCACGACACCGGAGCCGACCCGTGTTGGTGGTGGTGCGACGACCATCTACACCTTCAGTGACAGCAGAGCCATCGCAGACGGAGCGCGGTGGGGTCTTGGCTTCGCGACGAACGCCGGCTCCACCTACGACAAGGAAGCCCTGTTCGGGTGGTCGGTGTCGTTCATCACCAATACGGGGTCAGAAGGCCCGAAGTCCGCGTTGGCTACGACATCATGGCAACTTCCGCCCAACTCTCAGGGCTTCCGTCATGCTGTAGCTCTTGACATCCCCATCGGCCCGGAAGGGACGGTAGCAAGGCGCATCTACAGGACGACCAACTTCTCCGACGATTACTCCGCGCCGGGGGACACCACGCTGTACTTCATCGACGATGTACGGAACAACGTGGAGACCCTGTTCTTCGACGCAACAAGGACGGCTGCTCTCGGTGCCGCCGCTCCTGTGATCCCGACCGGCGCGCTCCCGGCTCCCGCAGCCCGGTTCTCCGTGCTGTTCAAGGGGTGCCTGTTCCTTGATGGTGGAGTCAGCGACAGCAAGACCTTGTTCTACTCCGCTCCCGGTCTCATCGAGCAGTTCGACGCAGCCTCGTTCATCGAGTTGTCCAGTCAGGGTGGTGGGATCACAGCCCTGTACGGCAACTACACCAGCCTTCTTGTCTTCCGTGAAGGCTCCATCGACGTGGTGTCCGGTGACTTCACCAACGGCTTTCAGGTCACCACGCTCAGCAACAGCGTGACCTGTCGCGCCCCGCACAGCATCAAGGCGATCCCCGGTCTTGGAGTGGTCTTCTTGGCTCTTGACGGTGTGTACGCCGTGACCGGAGGTCTTGAAGGTGGTGCCATCAACGACCTTGTGAAGCTCACGTTGGCTCAGGATGAGCTTATCGAGCGCATCACGATGGACTGCCACGCGAAAGCAGTTGCTTGTTACTCCGCAGCCTTCCGCGAATACCATCTTTACGCGCCGATGGACGGACAAGACCGACCGAGCAAGGGGTTGATTCTCCACATCGACCGCATCGGACAGGGCAACAACAGCCCGTGGTCAACCCGTGAGAACTTCCCTGTCGGAGCCATCACGACCCGCTTTGACGGCACCATCGTCTTCGGCCACAACACCGGGACGGAAGGGACTGCGCTGCCCACGGATGCCAACAACCGGGGCTTGTTCGTGATCTCAGGTCACCGGAGCATGGGCTACGTCTATGATGCCGGCACTCAGTCGCTCGCCTACGGATCCCCGCCCACGTCGAAGTACAGGTCGGCTTGGTACGACTTCGGGGATGCTCAGGTCAAGAAGCAGGTGTCCTACGTGACCTTGTGGGTAATGACGACGGGTGAGCCGACCATCACCATGAGGCACTACAAGGACTTCAGCCTGCGGGTCACTGAGGAGCGCACCTACAAGGCTCAGCCCCCTGACCAAGCAGACCTTCCCGTCTTCGACACGGTGACGCTGGACAGCGGAGCCATCTACGAAGACCACAGGCTTGTCCCTCTCCGGTTCTCCATCGCGCAGCAGTCCTGCTCATGGTTCGCCTTTGAGTTTGAGACCACCGACGACCTCATCTTCATCGGCTTTGAGCTTGAATACACATCGAAGGGGACGAGGGTCACGATGGGGAAACGCGCATGAAAAAGTGGTGTCAAAGAGAGTTGCGTCAGGGAGGGGTGGTCGAGCCTTCGGCCATCAACGACGAACTACGCGCTCAGCAGTCCTCCATGACGACCCTCGACCGGGAGCAGTACGACAAAGACTGGGTTGAGCCGGCTTACCTTGCTGACCACGCAATCCACCGGGTCTGGGTCAACCCACGGTATCCGGCAGCGGACTACGGAGAGCAGGACACGCAGGCAGCGGACGGCGAAGTCCCGGTGAACAGCTTTCTCGGCATCACCGCTGAGCTTGACCCCGGAGGGTGGTTCGACCTTTCATCTGCGTCAGGAACCATCACCCTGCCCGGATTCAAGGGAGGAAACCTGTTCGTGGAGTGGTCGGGCAACTCATACGTCCTGCCCAACTTCAGCGACACTCAGAATCAAGAGTTTCCCCAGAATCCCAAGTACGTCAACTTCCGCATCTTGGTCAACAACACCCTGCTGACCGAGCGTCGGGGAACGGGATACCACGAACACTTCAGGATCTTCGGGTCGAGCAACTACCCTCCGGGTGACCTTGAAGTCCGTTTACAAGCTAAAGTGACCTCAGTCGGCCCGGATGATGTCATTGAGACCACGACTCCGAGAGACATCCCGATGGTTCACATCTACAGCAACAAGTACTTCATCATCGGACGGTTCAGATGAGTCGGATTAACAGACCTCCGATTGAAGACGGGGACAACATCGCGGCAGCAGGGTTGAACATCCGGTATGGGGACTTCTCTCAGTCGGACATCAACCAGTTCAACACCCGCGATGGAGCCATTGACCTCCCGCAGTTTGAGCTTCCGAGCCGGCACCACATGGCGAGGGTGGCGACCTCAGTCCAGATAGGGAAGTCAGACTTCTACCACGCCGCGCCGGTCGTGCTGAACGGTCAGACAGTAGCCCCCTCGACCCCCTACGTCGTCGGGGATGGGGTCAGTGACACGGTTCTCGGCCCTCTCGGTATCGGGGTGGTGACCGTTGACGACACCAACGTCCTGCGGGTGTACTGGAGCCTGAACGTAGAGCCGCGCTTCACAGGGACACCGTGGACTACCGTATCAACCCCGTCAGCCCTCTACAACGTGCCGCAGCACGGGGGCGGGAACAAGGGCATCGTCACCAACGGGACGTGCTGGGTCATATACCTCCAGTGGGACATCACCGATGCCACGCTGACGAACTGGACTGAGGTGCCTTATCAGGGCAGTTTCTCGGCCAACCCGACCGGAACCATCAGGGGCAGTCTGCTTGAGAACACAGCAGCCACCACGGTCGTCCCGGCATGGATCACGCGCCATGACGCGAACAACCGAGAAGCAGACGGCTTAACCGTGGCGACCAAGATCGGGTGGCGAGGGGTCAGCGGTCACTACACCTACGACAACAGCATGGCCGGCAACGTCACCGTCTACGGTCTGAGGCTCGTCGTAAAAGGCCCGATGCACCCGTTCAACTTCAACGGGCGCAACTACCTTGTCCAGCAGCCTGACATCGTGGCTCAGGGAGGCACGAACCTTCAGCTTGCTCATACTGTAGGTCGCTTGGGCTTTATTCTTCACAGGACGAAGTAGATGGCATACACCCCACCAAATACTTTCGTCGCCGGGACGACCCTGACCGGGGCTGATGTCGAGGGCAACAACGAAGCCCTCCGCGTTTACCTTCATGGAGCGATCCCTGTCGGGGACGTGCAGAACGCGAAGTGGATTGACACCCGCCATATCCAGCCCCCGGTTTACTCAGCCTTTGAGGGGCTTCAGCACGGTGTCTCAGGGCATCAGGGTGGTCAGTGGTCAGGCGGCCCGACTGTCAGGCTGACCTTCTTGACGAAGTACCTGACGGGCAACGGGGTGCAGGGGTCTCGGTCTTTCACCCGCATCCCCAACACGTCCTTCTCGGTTCAGCTTCAAAGTCCTGCCTTCGTGCTGTTCCACTACTGGTATGAGGTCGAGGTCGGCCCGGACACCAGCACGGGTGGAGGTCAGATTGCTTCCGCAGACCGGCAAATCTACATCGGCCCGTATGTCGGCAACGACCCCATCCAGACTGGTCTTGCTCCCCTGTCGGAGTTTCAGGAGACCATGAATCATCAGGGGGCTTTCCGTGCCAACCCCATCGGAGCCAACTTCACCTACCCGGTGTCAGCCGGCTACGGACAGCGTGACGGGACGATGATCATCGACGGCACAGGAGTGGATGAAACCTACCCTCGCTCAGTCG